CGGGGCCCCACCCAGCTAACGCTGGGGGTTCCCTAGTCCGCGCAGGGCAATTGCGCGGAGCCTCGTTCGATGGTGGTCTCCAGCGGCCCATGGAACTCCGAAAGGAGCCCATGGATCCTCTGGATCCTCTGTTCCCGGAAGCCACACATGTGTGGCTTCCACGAGAAGCTTGTGTCTCTCGAGGAGATCGCGGACCGTACCCGATGACCAAGGTTTTGCACCTGGCCAGGACTTGATGAGTTTAGCAACCTGCCTTTTCAGGCGGGAGGCGAGCTCACCAAGCCCAGTTCGAGTACGGGGAACGATCCCCTTTGGAAACACGAGAGCCATCCGATGGTGCGCCAAGGTTGTCTGCGACTCCACGAAGTCATCGTGGGGGCCGCAGTCATACCAAGGTGCACCTCGGGGCCCAGGGAACGCTGGAGGGTCCTTCCGGATCGTGTGTGGAACACGACCTAGAAGGCCCTCGGCGTCCTCCTCTGCCATAGCAAAGACAGAAGAGCCCGCGGCACGTCTCCATTGTCTGGAGAACACGCCCGGTCCTGGACCTGTCGTCCCGCGATTAAGCAGGACGGCAATGGCTTTCCTATGCTTCCGAGACGCTACCCTGGAAACGCCCACTTCATAACCCTTCCGGGTGATGAAGCCCGCGCCTCCAAGGCAGCGAGGGAGAACGGGATTAACCCGAGCCTTCCGGCACCTCACGAGAGCCCGGGCGTGCAGCGTTTGCTGACACGCCCAGACTTTCAACGGGTCTGCGCCACCCTGCAACAGGGACTCCACAACAGCTCCGGCCGCGAGATCACTCTCGAGGTCCGGACTGACGGAGCATAAAGCTCCTTTGTGAAGCCCTGCCGTAGGGAAGCATAGGCCCCGCAGGGTGACCGTATCCTGGACATCGCAAGATACCCAAGACGGCCACCCATGAGGTGACAGAAGGTACGGATCAGGACCGTACTCCCTTCGGAAGCATAGAAGCTTCTCAAGGAAGACCCCTCGACCCAAACGGCTTCTCCAGTGTTTGCCTGCTGAGATGACCGAACCAGATTCCTTCAGGAGCCGATCGTACTCATCAAGTACGAACGGCTCCCCAAGGACGAGAGCGTCGTCACCGCAAATCACCCATTTCGGGCGATTGCGGCCGACTGCCTCTCGGCTGGTAAGGTCACCCCAGAACTCCGTCTCCGCCGCCTTTTCCAAAACGGCAAGGTGGTAAAGACAGAGTAATCCCCAGGTAGTTGGGAGACCCATCAGGATACCCCGGCTCGTTGTTACGAAGTCGGGGCAGTCTGTGGGCCACTTAACGTCCTGGGGACCAGAGCAAGCCCGAAGGCCGAGTTCTTCACCCTCTCGGAAGCGACCGGAGGCGATTAGTCCTTCGACGATCGCCCCAGTCACCTCCAAGGGGATGAGGTCTGTCGCACGGGACAAGTCACAAGACAGGACGTGGCCAAGACCAGGAAGGAGAGTGCGTATCGCACCCTCTTCGTCGCCCCTTAGGACGTCGCGGAGAGCGGGTTCTCGGCGTAAGCCGATGAACAACCGCTCCCTCGCGGCGTGCCCTAGGGTCACGGCGCTTCCAGAAGTCTTGGTCACGATCCTCGCCTTGAGACCCGGCTCCCGTACGACAGTTACCAAGCTGCGGGGACGGTCTAGCTTAGCTAGATCCGCTTTCGCTGCCTGGTAAACTCGTTCTTCGGCGACCAAATCCCCCCACTCCTGTGCCAGTAGGCCAGGGGGTCGGGATAGGTCGACGGGAGGAGCCGCCTCAAGAAGCTCCCTGACGAAGTCTGAGAGACCGCCTTGACGGCGGGTCCTCTCGAGACACGCAGAGTCCGACAACCGCCCAATTGGGACAGGGCCGGGTCTCTGTGGCAGCCTCTCGATCGCCCAATTAGTTGCGAAAGTACGAAAGTACCCAAGCAACGAATCGGAGACCGGGAAGCTGCTCGTCAGGTCTCGACGGTGCTGCGATAGCGCCTCCTGAACGACCCTTTCGGGTCCGACAGGAAGCGCCCGTTTCACCATCGAGAATTGGGCCATCATTTCGTCCGTTGCTAATGGACCAAGTGAGAACCCAAAGAGCCTCTTGAGGGGAGAAGCTGCCAACCAGGACACTCGGCATCGAGAAGACTCCTCAGCGATGAATCTGAGGGCTCTCTCGACGCCTTGCGTCCTGGCTACAAGACGGACCTTACGGTCGATCTTGTGGCACAGCTTCTCCATGGGCCGGAGGGTCCTTCTAGGGGTGCCCCGCTCACGGATGACTTCGGCCAAAACGGCTGCGAAAGCAGCACGTATCGCCCGAAGGCCGGCCGCGAGCCGAGCACTCTTAGAAGCAGAGGGGGGAGGTCTCCCTCCCCGACCACCAACCGAACCAACCCCCCTCACGGGTGGTTGGCTGCCCAACTGGAAGGTCCCCTCCATTAGGAGTGGGATCGCCCAGTGGGTAGTCACCGAAGTGACTAGGGTCTGCCTCACGGCAAACTCCGCTATGTCGGATCTCAAAGGTTCCGAC